ATGACTTTCATCCGCGACTTTCGATCGAAGAAAGCAGTAGAGGCCGATCAGTTGCAGGAGCAACTCCTGAAACAACGACGGTGGGTATTTCAGCTCACAGCCACCGTGACTGTGCTGATTGAGATCGGCCTTTGGTATTGGGGCGCCGACACCTGGGTGCAAATCGTTGTCCCGATATTCTGGATCGGCCTGCTTCTGCACAATGCTACGCTGTGTATCCTGCACGAGTTGTGGGAGTTGAATGATCAACTTGCCGGGCGCAAAGCGGAGCTTCGAGCCCTGGTTTCTAGGAAGGATCCTTAAGAAGAACGCGGCTTGATTGTCAGCGCTCTAAGGAGCCTCACCGCCGTAACTGCGCCCCGTCTCGCTGGCTGGCCTCGATCCGCTGCAATATCTCACGCATGACGCGTGTGTCCGCTGATAGCGCGTTGAGCGTATTCTCGACAGCCTTCATTGACGTCGCCGCCTCGGCCGCTTGCTTCTCCACCGCGGAAATTCGGAGTTCGTGATTGTCGATTTGCCGGAGAGAGACTTCCGCGGCCGTCAATCGCTTGTCCAGGCGATCGATCGACGAGGCGTGAACTTCCTGGTTTGCGCTCAGGCGCTCCCATGTGGCGCCCCAGGCGGCGACACCCCCAGCAAAGCCAATCAGGATGACGAGGGTGTTGAGGTTATATTCGAACCTCCATTTCGGAGTCGCGACCATCTTTTCGGGTTCCTGTTCAGCCAAGCCCCTGCCCTCGTAATGCTATGCCACATTGGAAAAGCCGGCCCTCGGGGAATGAGAGCCGGCCTGTGGTGTCGTTACTTCGTGTTGCGCGGTGCAATGTAGGTCGACAGCGCCGGCAGCCCGATCGTGAGCGCGTAGAGCGCCAGGTACCCATACCAGGGCGTGCCCTCCGGCATGAAAGGGAGACCGGCCGTTCCGGTCAGCGCACCACCAGCGGCGGCGGCAATGGCTTTAGAGATGTTCACTGTGGTCTCTCCTTATTCGGCCGCTTTGGCTTCGCGCAGAGCGAGCGAGACAGTTGCATAGGCGGTTGCCGCTACCACCAAGGCATTTGCTGCCGTGACGCTGCCTGGATCGGCGCAGATGACCCGCACGCCATCGTAGGCGGCCTTCTCCTTGGCGAGAGTCTTTGCTTTGATGTTGCCGGAGGCGGAAGCCGCGATGAATGCAGCATGAGCCGTTTCGAGAAGCGCGCAGGTCTTCGGCAGGCTGTTCTTGATCGCGGTGTCGATCGAGCCGGTCGTCGTGCAGGAGGCGAGCGAAAGCGCCGCCACCGATGCGAGAATCAGTGAACGCATTGTCTGTTCCTTTGATGGAGGGGTTAGAGGCGGGCGGCCTGAACGTGCATCCAGTCCATGTCCCTCGCGCGCCCGAGCGAGAGCCATCCTTCGCTTTCCCAAGCCACCCAGAACGGAACGGCGTCAGGATGAGAGAGGCGAGCGTCGGGCTTTTTCGTGTAGAGGCCGTTCCGCTCCGGATCGAAGTCGATTGCGATGCCCCAGCTATGCATCGAATAGGACGAGCCGCCGCGCATTCTGCGGACGTTCAGAGAGCCGCCGAACAGATCCAGCCCGAGAGCCTTTCGCTCTGACGCCGAATAGATGGCCGGGACGCGGTGCAACACCTTCAGCGCAGACGGGGCGACCTTCTGGTGAAGCGTCATCTTGCGAACACGAGTCCCCTTGTCCCAGGCAAGGAACATATCGAAGGGGATCTCTATTGCGGTCTGGTTCTGCCCGACAGGCCCGTAGAACGACATGCATTGCGATTGGCGAGGCCACACTGTCTTTGACGACTGGAATACTTCCTTGGCCGGTTCCTCGTCCCGCTCGGGAAGCGGAGTAGGCACAGCGCTCGCAGGAAGGCGCAGGGCGGCGACTGTCGCCTCGTCGGCTACTCCGGTCACCTTGAGGACCTTCGTCTTCTGGAAGCCTTTGAGAGCCGCCACAGTGACCGGTCCAATCTCTCCGTCGATAGCGCCGACCGGCCACAGGTGAGCCGTCAGCCGGCTTTGCAGCCACTGTTCGAACGACATAGCGATGTCCTTGAGGTTCAGAGGCTGGCGGCAGCCGCCCACATAGCGTCGATCTGGTCGTCGGAGAGGCCGAGCGCGGCGCCTACCATGGCGATAAGCGGGTGCATGCGCTCGAAGGTGGTCGCATATTCCCATTCGATCTGGGCGGTTTCCTTTTCGACGCCCTCGGGCATTGCATCTATGGACGCGGTGACCTGGGCCAGCGCAAAACCGTTGCTGACGAGACCCAGCCGGATTTGACGCGCCGAGAGCGCGGGCATGTGGATGGAGGGCTGGGACGGGATCGCTTCGGCCACCCATTCACTGCCGGCCCACTTGAAGATATGGCCGGGGATGAATTCGGGCGGGGCGATTTCCGTCGCATAGGCGGGGATGAGATACACCCCCGGCTCCAAAGGGCTCTCGTCGGCCGCGGAAGCACCCACGTATTCGAGCGTGCTCGGGTCGTAATTGTAGACTGTCAAAGGCATGAGCGTTCCTCAGTATTTGATGCAGGCCAGAAGGGCCACGTTGCGAGGACGGGTTTCAGTGCCGCCGGTCGATCCCGAGTTGAATTGGGCGATGTCAACCGTATGGTTGTGGACGTCGGAACTGGTCGTGCCGGAATAGGTGTGGGCATGGTCACCCGCAGAGCCGGTGTTGAACGTGCCAGTAGAGCCCCCGCTTTCAGCGTTGTTGATGGTGCCGCCCGAGAAGCCGCGATCCTGATATGGGACAGAGTGCACATGCGCGCCGGTCGTGTTCGTTGAACCGGAATAGGTGTGCGCGTGCGTGTCCGAGGAAGTCGCTGTGCTCGGGGGATTGACGGTGTGCAGGTGGCTCTGAACCTCGTCTGCCTGGGCGGACCCGAACACGCGACCGCTATCGGCACCTCGAGCGTCATCCCAACCGCGCACGAACTCGCCGCGGAGATCCGGCAGGTTGAAGGTCGTCGAACCGTCGCCGGTCCCGAAAGTGGTTCCGATTACGGCGAATAGATCGGCATAGGTGGTGCGGGAGACGGCCGCGCCGTTGGCCTTCAAGTAGCCGGTCGGTGCGGTGCTCTTTGCGTAGAAGATGACCGTTCCGGCAGGCGTTGAGCTCGAAGTTAGGCCGTCGACCTCCGATTTGCTGTAAACGTCAAGCGTGGTGCGCGCCGCAGAGTTGGAGCTGTCGTCCAACAGGGTGCGTGCGAAGCTGGTGAGCGTCGCGACTGCATATGTGTCAGCGGCCGTCGTATAGATCATCCGGTCAGCGGCCGTCGTAAGCCCCGCAATCGAATTAAGCCCGGCGTCATATGCCTGCACCTGCGAGCCGATCGTCACTCCGAGCGTAGCCCTCGCCGCTGTAGCGTCAGCATCATCCAGGATGGTGCGGGCAAACGATGTCAGAGTCGCCACAGCATAGGTATCGGCCGCGGTGGTGTAGATCATCCGGTCGGCGGCCGTTGTCAGTCCTGCAATGGAAGCGAGGCCCGCGTCGTATGCCTGGACGTTCGTTCCAATCACAACGCCAAGGGTAGAGCGGGCGGCCGTCGCATCCGCATCATCGATAAGCGAACGCCCGAACGCGGTAAGCGTGGTAACCGCATATGTGTCGGACGCCGTCGTATAAGGGAGCTTGTCGGCAGACGTGGTCAAAGCGGCGATCGATGTCAGAGCGGCGCTTGCAGCCTGCGCCCCAATCGCAGTGCGAGCGCCGCTGGCCGTCGTCGCCCCCGTACCGCCCGAAGTGATCGGCCGTGCTGTGTTGGCGTCCGCCGTCAGGTCGTCAACGAACGCGTTGTACGGCACGCTCTGAATGGTCGTGTTGGACACGCCTTTCGTGCCGGCAGGAGGGCTATATACGCCGCCAGTTCTAGGCATCGGCATTCTCCATAGAAAAAGACCCCGCGAGGGAGCCTGATCTCATCTCAACTTCTATTGACTCTGGTCGCCAATAAGTTGTTCAGTGCGCCGCAGGGGATCTGAGGGGGCACATCTTGAATTTTTACTTGGCGGGGCGGCTGTCTATTGCCGCAGCGATGGCGTTTGCGTTGGCGAGTTGCACCACGACGCAGGCAGGTTTTCGCAAAAATCCTGAGGGTGTGAGCAAGTCAGCGCTCTGTCGAACTTTCATAACGAATACGGATCTCGCGTTTACGCAGGAGCTTACCGCCGAGCTCGCGCGTCGCCGTATCGACCCAATCGAATGCGTCAGCATGGTGCAGCGGGAGAATCAGGCTGCGGCGGTTATCGTGGCCGTTGCATTGGTGGGAACCGCGGTAGCCGTCTGCGCGAACAATAACTGCGGCGGCGGCTCCTCCTATCCAGCTTACACACCGTACCGTGGAAACTGCCAATATGATTGGCAGCGCGACGCTGCGGGCAACAGATGCGGAAACCGAAGTGCATATTCCCGCCCCGGTGGGTACTGAAGCTCGACCGGGAGCCATCTTCATTTTCCACGATACTCGTGTATGTTGTGCGAATGCTTAGGGTCGTCCAATTCACTTGTATCGCGGTCACCGCCCTCATCCTTTGGGGGCTGAAGTCGTTCCTTCAGGCGACCTTCCAGTGGGGCGGACCAGGCTTCGTAGATGGCTTCCTGTTCGGAATGCTGTTCGCGGTAGCCGGGTATCTCCTGATCATCTGGATTGACCCGTCATCGCGCCCCAGAGGTTCCACTTCCAAGCAGGAGTGATTTTGCCAGAGCTTCGACCAGGGCCGGGTTCTGTCCGGTCCGCTGCGCCTGCGCGATGGCATCGACGAGAGCCGTTCGATTGCTGACCATCGCGTTAGCCAGGGAAACGTTCGCGGCCTCACGCCTCCCCCCCATGATCGAATTTGCAAGCTTGTCGACCAAGCGCACGCCGGCAGCTCGCACGGCACCGCTTGTGCCGCCTGCCGCATATGCATTGCGGGCGAAGTTCGGATCTTCCGATCCGCCAAGATCGGCAATGTGCTGCTGACGGCGCGCTGTTTCAGAATTGCGGGTAACCACATCGCGTGTCTTCGCGAATTGCAGCTCGTTATCTAAAGCCTGAAACAGTCGATCAGCCTTCTCTTGTCCGAACAACTGAGACAGTCGAGCACGATTCCAGTCGCCATCAGATTTCACCAGCTTGTTGAGGCGAGCGATATCGTTGGCGTTGCTGCCAAGGATTCGGTCGACTTCTGCTCTCGCGCCCTGCGAAAGCCTCAGTGGCACTGCCGAGGGACCGATTTGCATTCCCTGTGGAAGAGCACCCTTCTGAACCTCGGCAGCTAGCTCCGATGGCCGAGGAGCCGTGCGGCCATGGTCCAGTACGCTCTGACCGCGCTGCAAGGCTTCCCGCTGACGTGCCAACTCAGCATACGCGGCATCAGCTTCTTTGATGCGTGGAACGGCACGAGTAAGCGCGTCATCAAGCATCTGCCGCGTCTCGGTAAGGGCCGAGATGACCTTCGGGTTTGCTTCCGTGGCGAGTACACCGTCGATTGCCTGGCGTGTCTGGAACACCACCCGTGGGTCATTGGAGACGACATCCTGACCATTGACATTCAACATCCCGCGGACACGATGAAGCGCTCGCTGGGCGTCACCGCGCAACGTCTGGATCGACCGGTCAAGGTCATGCGTAATCGCCGTTATGTCGTAGGGGCGCGCCTGACTAAATGCATCTCGATACACCGGCGACAGCAGCTGCTGATTGGCCTCAATCCCGCGCTCTATCTCGGACGGAACGACATTACGCCCCAGCGTCTCGTCAACAGTCGCTGCGAGACGGGCGTTCGCACCCCCATGCCTTGCCTCAAGCGCAGAGCGCATCACCTCCTGGCCCCGACCGGGCATCGCTGCAAGGGCAGCAGCTTTACCTCGTGTATTCGGCCCAAGGTCAGCAATCATGCTCTCTGGACCCAAAGTATCGAGTCGGGCCCGCACTGCGGCGTCATCGAGGCCGTCGCCTGCGATGGCCTTGGCAAGTTGGTTGATAGTCCCTGCCCTAGTGCCCGCCGCCTTTGCCGCCTGCGCGGTGCGGTAGGCGTCCGCTACCTTCCGTGCGCCAGCACCCACGGCTTTACCAACTGCTGGTCCGAACAAGCCTAATCCAGCACCCCATCCAGCTCCCAACTTCACCTCATCGAGATCACCGCCGGACCTCACGGCTGCATCAGTGCCACCCACGACGCCTCCACCAAGCATTGCCATGCCAGAACGGGCGAGTAGTCCGGCACTGCCCCCACCGAAGGCGGCCGGAGCAGCGACAACCATCGGCAGAGTTCCGGCCACCGCACCGGTAACTCCGGCACCCGCAGATACATACGGATGGGCCGCTTGGGCAGCCTCGGTAATCGCCTGCGCTTCCTTCAGGTTGTCGTCGTAGCTCTCGCCGTTGAAGGCGGAAGACAGCGCCGCAGCACCCCGCTGGGCGGTGCCAAGAAGCATGGGGCCAACAATAGGCATGCTGTTGAGATAGCTAGTCGTGGCAGCCCCGAAGGTGCCGCTGGGACCCGCCATGCGCTCCTCCCGATCGAGCATTTCGGCACCTTCCTCAAAGGACAGGTGTCGGCCGCTCGGGCGGGGCTTGGCATCATAACCGATCTTGGCATTGAACTCCTCGCGAGGAATATCGCTGTAGAACTTCCGGTGAAGCGCATCCGCGAGCTGATCGTCACTCAAATCGTGGTACTGCGGAAACTTCTGTCGGACCTCGGAAATGGTTGGCATTATCGAATCCCCAATGGATCAGCGCCGTCGTTGTTTGACCGGCCATATGTTGGGCCAGCAGAACGCTTCATCCCGTCGACAACCGTTTGTCGGTTCCTGCGCTTCTGCTCCAGGACTTCCCTGGTGTCTCCCGGCTGCGGAAAATATTGCTTGTTCGCGTTGTCGAACTCTTCCATGGAAATGACGGCGCCCGACTCTCGGCGCAGTTGGGCATTGATGAAGTCGCGCCGAGCCTGGTCGAAGTTCTGAAAATCATCGCTGACCATCCAGTTCTCGAGAAAATCGGGGATGTAATCATTACCGCGTACCGCCTGATCCCAGACACCAAGGCCGGCGCCCTCAAACTGATCGATCAGCCCGCCGGATGTGTTCATTCGGTCTGCAAACGTTGCCGCTTCCTTCTCGTCGACGGTGACCTTCGGAGGGGTGATTTGGATGTTACCTTTTGGTGTCGTTTGCCCGGGCATCTGAGTCTGCGGCTGCATCTGCTGCTGCGGTGGCTGATTGGATGCAGGCTGGGACCCAGATATTTGCTGCGGCTGACCGCCTGCGGAAGACTGCCCGAACACGCCCTGCGGGGTCAGGAAGATGATCTCGCCGTTCGGACCTGAAATGGTCTTGCCCGCTGCAAGCTGCTGTGCCTGCTCAGGTGTAAGCTGTCCGCTTTCCATCAAGCCGTTCAGGGCCTGAGCCTCGACAGAATTGCCGTTGAAACGGAAGCTTCCGTCGCCGCTACCGCTTGGAGCCGTGAGCCACTTGTCTTCGTTGGGATCGTAGACGTTGCCGTTACCGGCGTTGATCAGCGGCTGTCGCTTGGGTTTCTTCGCGTCTTCCAGATCAATGCGGCTCTTTTCCAGCCCGATCTGGTAAGCCGGATCGTTCCGCTTGGCCTCCTGCTCGTACTGCTGCCGCTGCATCCATATCTGCTGCTCGCGGGCTGCCTGCTCTTCCTGCTCCTGCTGCTGGTACAGCGTCTGCAGAACCGCCTTCTGCTCCTGCGACAGCCACGGATTGCTGAGAGCCTGAAGCAAAGCCATCTTGTCCGGCCGGGCCTGTGCCGGCGCCTGCTGCGGTGCCTGCTGCGGCGGTGTCTGTTGCTGCCCCATTGCCTGCGCCTGAGCGACCTGCTCGGGAGAAGCCGGAGAACCGTCCATCAGCGCGGGCATGATGCCGCCCTGGGCGTTGGCGAGCTGCTGAGAGCCTTGGAACTGCGGGGGAATGGCAGGCTGCTGCTGCGGAGCGTTCTGGATTGGTCCCTGCGAAGGCTGCTGCGCGTCCCTGCCGGGGAATTGTGCCTGATATTCCGGTGTCTGTTCGAAGGCGGCGACCTCCTCGGAGAGAGACGGCGGCGGTGCGCCACCTTCACCACCTCCGGCAGCCATCGCGTTGACCGCCTCGGCCGACGTCTGCGGCGGCATGCCGATGGCCGGGTCAAGACTTGCGACCTCCTGCCCCTGACCCCCGAACAGCGCGAGCGCCTTGGCTCTGTGCCCGGCCATCTGTTCCTCGACCTTGTCGCGGACTGTACCGGGTGCGCCTCCTGCGGCAGCATCGGACGCATTGTAGCGGCCTACCCCGCCGGTGTTGATAGCCGAATAGATGTCGAGCAAGCCCATGCCCGGTTTGACGCCGGTCGACCGCAGATATTTCGCAACGGCGCCATTCTCTCCAAGCTGAGAGCCCACCGGATCATCCCAATTGACGCCGTACTGCTGCGCCTGCGGCTCGCCGAACTGGATAAAGCCGCGATGCTTGCCCCATTTGGTCGTCGGACCCGTCTTGGTCGGATCGAAGGTGCCGGCGGTTTCATACGAGATAGCAGTCGCCAGATCGACAGGATCGACGCCCAGGGCGCTCGCCGTCTGTGCGATGCCGTCGCGGATGGACGGGTCAACATTCACAGATACCGCCGCGCCGGGACTCGTGGTCGTACTTGTACGCGATGGTGCGGTTCCCATGATCTGGCTGGCAAGCTGGCCCTGCATCGCGCTCTTGAAAACCGTATCCGCAGAGGCGCGGCCCTCGTCTTCCGCCTTGTTGGCGCGCCGGTTCATGACACCCGCAACGATGCCTGATCCGAGAGCATTCAAGCCCTCGCCGATGTTCTTCGGCGCGGCAGAGGTGCCCATAATCGCCATGGCGAGGTCGCGCTTGCGCTTGATAGATTCCGGCGTCTCTTTGGTCGATCCACCGAACAGGAAGGAATAGGCCATCAGTAAAGACCTCCATTGCCGCCGCCGGTGAAGAAGTTTGCGAGACCGGTCATCATAGACTGCTGCGCAGCGCCCGGAGCGGTCGGAAAGGCTGCATTCTGCTTTGCGAAATTGGCAGCGAGACCGGCGCCGAGCATACCCATGCCGCCGCCGATGGTCTGTGGCAGAGCCTGCCCCATGATTTGCGCCTGGAGCCGCTGCGCACGCAAAACCGGCCAAGGTATCTGTATTGTCCATCAACTTGAATGGTCGCATAAAACCCGCGACTGGACCGTCTGACGCCCTTCAGTCCCGTGCGGTTGTTCCGCTGAGTAGGGCGGTTCTGCATGTTCTGCGTCGGCGACGCTGCTCGAAGGTTACTCCAGACATTGTTGGAAGGATTTCCGTCAGCGTGGTCAATTTCCTGCGCTGGCCATTCACCAGTCATGTAGAGCCACGCCAGGCGATGCGCATAATAGCGCTGATAGTCGATGCGGATCAGCACGTAACCATCAGCGCGTACACTGCCCGCCACAGCGCCCTTTGTGCACTTCTTGCGGTTTTCAGCCCAACAAAAAACCCCGCTGGCGGGGTCGTAGTGAAGGACTTGCTTTAGGCGGTGGAGGGAGAGAGCTCTCATCGCTTCCTCCCCGCATTGAAGAGAGCCCCGTAATTGACCTGCCGAAGCCCATCAGGCCGGCGCGAGACCGCGTCAGGGCGCTTCTTCTCAACCTCTTGTGCGAGCACGCCGATATGCTTTTTCCCGTCGTCGTGCTTGCCGCGATAGGAATATTCGTAGAGTCCGTGGCCTTTCAGCTCGCCGACCTTCTTGATGTCTTTCTTGGCTCTCTTGTCAGAGAGGCTGGCAAGCTGGCCGCCGAAACCGAGCATGCCGCCGAACATGCTCTGCATGCCGGCTTGCTGCTGGTTGTACGCGCCCATCTTGTTCGCATAGTCCTGCTGCACGAGCCCGGCATAATCGACAGTCGGCATGGGGTTGCTCTGTGTCGGGACGAAGCTCGGGCTATTGACCTGCGCGCCGGACATCAGCCCGATGATTTCGTTGATCGGCTGGTTGCGCTGGGCGTAAAGCTCGTTCAGGTACTGCGCCCGCTGCTGGTTTTGCATGTTGAACTTCGACTGCTGCGAGTTGAAGCTCTGGTCCTGCAGGGCATTGTTGCCAGCCGTCGCGGTGTTCTGGTTCTGGTATTGCTGCTGCAGAGCGTCGTTGCCGAACTGAGCACCGGCCAGCCCTTGGCCAAACTTCTGCTGCTGCGCGGCGTTGTTTGCCTGCTGCTGCGCCTGATTCTGCCCGAACTGCTGTTGCTGGGCGGCATTGCCCATCTGCATGTTGTTGGCGTTCTGGGCGTATTGCTGCGCCTGCGCGGAGTTGGCGAACTGGCCCGAGCCAAGCTGCTGGTTATAAGCCTGCTGCTGGGCGGAGTTCTGGAAGGTCGCCGACTGATTGGCGAGCCCGGCAAGGCGGGATTGCTCCTGCCCTGCGCTCAGGATGGCCCCGAGGCGCGCATCCGTGGAAGATCGGTTCGCTTCGTCGATCGCCCGGTTATAGGCTTCCGAGCCGGGCTGCAGGCCCTGGTTGGTCAACCGCGTTTCCAGAGCAGCGCGATCCCGCTCCATCTGCGGGTTGAGACGCTGCATCAGCGCATCCTCGACCTTCTGCCGGTCGGCGCTGAAGTCCGTCTCATAGCTGCGGGTGATGTCCCCGGCATTGCCGAGCTGGTTCTGGATCTGGCCGCTGTCGGCTACCTGCTTCTGAATGTTGCCGGCGCCGGCGATAGAGGATTGAACGTTGCCGTAATTGCCGAGGCTGGTCTGTAGCTGCGGCCCGCTGCCAAACTGCTGGTATTGTGGCAGCCCGATTGCGCCCGCATTGCCACCCGCCGGCGCGCCGCCAATGTTGATCGGCTTGCCGAGCAGGTCGTTCAGCTTGCCCGACTGATTGTTGGCGAGCGTCGCCATGTTCAGTTCGGCGGCGTCGGTCTGGTTCTTGATTGCCTGCTGCTGCTGAGACAGGGATTGCGTCGCGGTCGGAACCTGGAGGTCATATTCCTTCCCGCTGATCGGGTCCTTCCACTTCTGGGTCGTATAGGTATACGTCAGGTTCCCATCGGGCGTGACCTGGTTGACGTTGCCCATGACGTTATTGGCAACGGCGGTTCCGATGTTCGTTGCCGTCTGAGCGGACGCCGTTTCTTGCGGGTCCGGAGCTTCTGGAGCGCTACCGTAAAGGCCCATCGTTCAATCCTTTATCCAGTCTTCGACGGTCTCTCGCGAGCCGGAATGGCAGAGTTCAAAAAAGTCTTCTGTGGTGGTCTTGGCGTGGTCGTAGCCGCCGCAGATCGCGGCAACCGCGGTGACGATCGATCCGACTGCCTCGCGCATCACGAATCCGAATTGCCGCTTCAGAGCGTCACGAGAGGACCGCCACTCATCGCTCAACTGCCATTGCACGATGACGTTGTTGATCAGCGGAGCCAGCGTGCCTGCATGATGGATGAAGAACGGGTTGAGCGGCAGAACGGTGAGCGTCCGGACAAGAAGCCAGCAGATGTTGCGCTGCCGGTTCTCGTCCTCGTCGACAATGTCGTCGGCAAGGCGCGCGACCTCGGAAATCTGGCTCAGGAAATCGGCCGCGGCCAGATCGCCGCGCGTCCAGCGCAGTAAGGCGGCGCGCAATGCTTCCGGTTCACTCGGCAACATCAGGCGCTCGCCTCCCCGATCGACACTTGAACCGTGGCGAGGTCAACCTCGATATCGAGCTTGAAATCGCCGCCGGAGGTGATGACACAGCCCACCGCCAGCATGTCGCCGGTGGCACGCACGTTCTGCCGGAAATCGTAGCGCTGCACCTGGGAGACGCCGTCCCAAATGGCCACGTCCCAGAGGCCGACATCCCATTCGGACGAAGAGGAATCGCCTTCCGTGACGGAATCAAACGTTGGCGTTGATCTGTCGTAGTCAGAGCGAGCGAACAGCCTGACCTTGGGCTTCGTTTTTGCCCGGAAATACATGTGAGCAAGAGACGCCGTCGCCCTTTGCCCGAACTGACCGGCCGGCGAGAACTGCGAAAGGTAGCTCGCCGAGAAGGTCAGCCCGTCATCCGTACCGCCGGCGTCCCCCTGCCACATGTAGCCATCGAGGGAGCCGAAGAAGAGCCCGCCCTGTAAAGTCTCGTAACAAAGCGCCTGCCAATTGCTGAGCGTCGACCAGCGCCCGGTGAGCACGTTCAGCACGAAGGTCGTGTCGGTGACGACGGTGTTTTCCGGGAAGGCCACGAAGACGAGGTTCTGTTCCGGCCACTGCTTCAGCGTCCAACCGGTTCCGGTGGCATTTGCCGCCTTGCGCCAATCGTCCTCGATGGGGCGCGACACGGAGACGAGGGAAATCGACTGCCGGTCGCGTTGGAAGACCTGGGACATCGGCGTCAGGCCGTCTGTGGTGGCAATGAGGATGTCACCCCCTGCCCTGATCCATGCGTTTTTGCCGAGCGGCCGTCCGATCTGGTAAACGCCCTTCAGCGCGAAATCCGATGCGCTCGACGGATCAGAGCCGGCATAGACGGCAATCTCGCCCTCGGTGGACAGGAAGACGCAGAGGTCGGAAAGGCCGTCACCGCTTTCCAGCGACCAGGAGAAGCCCGTCAGCAGCGAGCCGCCCTTCTTCATCACCCCGCCGAGCGGGAATACGACGGCAGCACCACCGATCGCGTTGACCGGCAGGTAATAGGCGTCGAGCGTACCGTTCTTGAGGAAGAATTCCCGGTTCTTGAAGAGCCAGCCGTAATTCAACTGCGGCATGGTCGTGCCATCGGTGAAGGTGATGTCGGGCGCCGTCGTCCAGGTCGTACCGTTGTAAAGCTGCCGATCATTGGCGCCATTCAGGCAGACCAGCCAGGAAGTCCCGGCATTCGTATGCTGGAAGGCGCACCAATCGCCGCCGCTCATGCCCGAGACATCCGCCGCGGTCGTGGTCGGAGGGGCGGCCGGCGCGGTCATGTTGTAGATGCCGGCGGTCGTTGCCATGAACAGCTTCTCATTCGAGCCGTATTTGTATTTGAACGCGCTCTTGATATCGCCGCCGTCTGCCGCGAGGCCCTTTTTCTGCGAGCCTCCGCGAATTTTGCAGCCCATCAGGGTTGGGAAGAAGTTCCGCAGAACCGTGGCCGAGCCCGGTTCTTGCGATGCCATGTCCGCCGTAGTGACAAGGCCTCCCTTTGGCGCAGGGAAGGTCACCGGCTGCGATGACTGCTCCCGGCCTACTGATACCGACCCCCGGTTGGATTGGCCTATGCGGGCAGGTCTGGGCTGAATTCTCATCCTGCCCCCCTGTCGGCATTGATCTCCTGTGCGAGGTCAGCTTCGAACTCGGCAAGATTGTCCTCGTAGGAGAGGCCCTTCTGTCGTTTCCAGCGCCAGATGATCCCCTTCACGAGCAGCCTTTCCGGAAAGAGCGTCGTGTCGTCATCGGCCGCGAATGTCGCCTTTGGCCCCGCCGGATCGTTCAGGACCCAGTTCTTCGAAACGTAGTCGATGACTGCGCTGGCGGCGGCGGAGGCGGGCGAGAACAGCACCTGCCCGCCCTTGATGAAGAAATAGGGCTGCGTCGACGGGATGCCGACGATCACCGCCCATTGCCCGCTGTTCGTCACCGGCCGCACGAAGGCGCCGGCAGAGGTCCGGACAGAGCCGCCAGGCGTGAGGCGTTGGAAATCGGTAGGGAGGTTTTCCGGGGAAGCGGTGACGGTGTGGGATTTCAGCGTCTTCTGCCAATCGGCACGGCGCGCTATCTCGTCGCCGGCTTCCTGTGCCATCGCGACCATCGTCTGCGCGTTCGGCTCGTCGGAGCCATAGACGCTTTCGAACTGCGAGAGCGAGACGATGTCGCAAGCCTGATTGATCGCCGAAAGCAAGGTCATGGCGTGACGCCTCCGACAACCATCTGCGCATTGCCCCAGCGGCCGCGCTCGTCCTCAATCTTCAGCCCGCTCAGAGCCAGCATCATCAATTGCTGTGCAGCGGTGGCCCCTTCGACATCCTTGCCCCAGATGGCGATTTCGTTGACCAGCGCAAAAAGGTAGACGTCGGGCGCCTTCTCCAGCAGCCAGTTCGTCGGATTGGAAGGCGTCAGCGCCGGAATGCGGCCGTAATAGGTGACGGTGAGGTCCTGATCGGAGATCGGCCGCGCCTTAATGGTTCTGCCGACGATGGCATAGCCGATCGGCGCCGTGCCGCTCCGGTCCATATAGCTGTTCGTCAACTGTTGCAGCGAGATTGCGCGGATGGGAATGCCCGCTGCGTTCTTGACCTCGCGCGCCTCGAGGAAGTCGGGCGGAAGCGTGCCGTCGCCATCAATCAGAGAGATTTCGTCGGTCACTTCCATGTCGGCGACGCGCAGCCCGCGGTTCAGCTTCAGCTCCGCAAGGCCGACGAAACGCGGGAAAAGGTGCGCGATGTCCTCACGCCCCGAATATTCGCCGGCATCCACCAGGAGGGACGCATAGTCCGAAATGGTCATAGATGCCCCTCTTTCGTCCGCCATGCGCGGTTATCGGAACTGTTGAGGAACCGCTTCACATAGCGGTCATCGCCCGCTGTGTGGGCCTGTACGAGGCCGGAGTCATAGGCGATGTTGAGCGGGATGGAGGCGACGCGGTGCCAGTCCCCGGACCATGCGCGGCTCGCCTCATTGCGAACCGCCTGGTTCTGATTGACGATGTTCGTGATCGGATAATCGACGCGGAAAACGTCCTTCTCCCCGTCGAAATAGTGCCAGACGGAGCGGCCGGTCGTCATGTCGTGGTCAAAGAGCGTCCACTCTCCGTCTCGGATGATCATTCGGCATCTCCGGGAAGCGGATCGGCGCGCTCGGCCTTACCGGCGTCGATGAGCTTCTTGGCTTCCGAAACCGGAACTTCGATTACGGTCCCGGCCGGCGTGCGCTCGTCATCCTTGAACCACACGTCATAGAGCAGCTTGACGGGGGTCTTTTTGGCGTCTGCCATTGTCTCTGTCTCCTGAAATGGAAGAGGCGAGCCGAAGCCCGCCCCTGTTGATAATGATCGAGCCCGATTAGCTCGCGGCGGTGAGGCCGAAGAGGTCGGCAGCGACGCCGAGGCCCTTTTCGTTCTTCACCTTGAGCGTGCCCTCGCCGATGATCACGCCCTTGTCGGCGTCACCGGTCTTGGCCACCTTCTTGTCCTCCTGGATCTTGTCGAGCCAGAGGAATTCGACCATGTCCGTGTCGAGGAAGAAGGCATTGCGCGCCTGGGCAGCGCCGACCGCCTGCACGCGGTTCGGGTGGATCATCACCGTGCCGAACGGGCCCTCGTAGTAGTCGGCCGTAGCAACGATGGTGTTGCGCTCACCGCCCTTGGAGACGGCATAGCGGAACGGAGCCACGTTGGCGTCCGACATGAAGGTGACGAACACGCTCTTGACGTAGGGCGATACCGAGACGTGGCGGAAGTTGGCGCCGTTCTGGTACCCCGACTGCATCACGCTGTCCAAGATGGCCTTGGTGAACGCGCGCTGCGTGCCATTGGTCGGGGCGACCGTAAGCCCGGTACCGGAGTCAAAGCCGCCGTTGGCGCCACCGGCACCGCGGGAAACGTTGGTCTCGATCCAGGTGTTGAGCGAGCCGAATTCGCGGGTGGAGCCCGCCACGGAAGCGTTGGTGTCGACGATGGCGAACTCGACATCCTTGCGGATTTCGACGCCCTTCTTCAGCTTCTGATACTTCCGCTTTTCAGCATTGCCGGCGTTGCTCACCGTTTCCTGCGTGCGGGAGATGATCCACTCCTTGCGCATGATCTGGGTATAGTTGCCCATGCGATCAGGCGGGGTGATGGCGCCGAAGGTGTATTCGTCACCTTCCGGCTTGATGTTCGCGGCCGGAGCGGCGAGTTCATCCGTTTCCCACTCGGGATGGACGGAAACGCACTTGCCCTTTTCAATGAGCGAGTAGATCGGGGTGTCTTCCGGCGTGATGCGGGACACTACGTCGGAGAGTTCTTCACGGTTGCCGACCGCATTCGTGGTCTGGAAGGTGTTGGCGAGAGCTGCCATGGTTCTGATCCTTTGAAGATGGGTTATTCAAAGTCGATCGACATCGCGTCTTTGATCGACCCGGTTTTTGACAACCTCTTCATCGCATCCTGATTCTTGCGCGCCTGCGGGTTCACCGGCCCGTTCGGCTTGGCCTTCGCCGTCGCCGGCGGGGCGTTCGCCACCTTCGTCATGGCCTTGCTCTTCGCCTGCTCTGCCTGGAGGCCGAGTTGGGCGTAGTGGATGACCTTGAAGTAACGGTGATCGGTGAAACCCTGCATCTCGTCCTGAGAAAACCCGAAGTCCTGGCCGGCCTTGAAGGCGTCGGTAAAGAACTTCTCTCGGGCTTCCTCCTTTGCGAGGTGCGGGAAGGCTTCAAGCAACCTGGCGTTCTCGGCCGCAAGAGTTTCCTCTGTCGCGGCCTGCTTGAGCTCGCCCGCCACCTGTTTTGGCTCGGCGCTCATGTCGATGAGGCGCTGAACCTGTTCAAGAGCCCCGTCGTAAACGGCCTTTGCGCGCGTGTACTCGTTCGGGTTCTGCATCGCCAAAGTGCGCGATGGCTCCGGTGGTAGCTGCTGGATCAGGAATTCTGCGATGGCGTTCGCCGTAGAGGCGACGCGGGTGGTCATGGCCTCAAGAGATCCGCGCTTGTTGCCGAGCTCCTGAGTTTTCCGGCGGTAGTCGCTCTCCCGCAAATACCCCTGCTTCAGCTCCTCGAGAGGAACCTGCTCACCGCCTTTCAGGGTAATGATGGTGTCCTGGGCTTCGTTGGTCTCCGCGCCCTCTTCTTCGGGTTCGGCAGACTCGTCGCTTTCGGCTGCGGGATCGTCGGTCTCTTGGCCATCTTCAGAGGCCTCATCCGTCGCATTCGTCGATTGCTGCTCTTCCTCTTCCGGCTCGTTGGTCTCGGAGGACTCGGCGAAGTCGAGGTTCACAGCGTCATCGAAGCTGAGTGCGGGGCGACCGCTATCACTCTCCCCCACGAAAGGGGAGTTGGTGGCTGCGTCTGTCATGTCTGGCTTTGCCTTTTAGGTTTGGCCGCGGCCCTATGCCGGGGCGCCCTTCCCATCGGCAGAGGATTGTCCCTCGGCGAGGAACTTGATCTTGCCTTTGAGATTCCGGATTGCCCGCACTTCGGCCGCAAAGGCGGCGCGGGCGTCATGATCTGTGTTCTTGGCGTTGACGCAGCCGTTGACGGCGGCCGCTTCGAGCTCTTCCATGAGCAGATGAAACAGCGGCATGTCGAGCAGCACTCGGGCGGCTGCGGTCTTGTCTTCCTGCCGCATCAGCCCGGATCTCCGCCGATGTTCACGCTCGATACCGGATCACGCGTCAGCATCTGCATGGCGTTGGTCTGCCGCTTGAGCTGGATTTCCTGCTCGATCTGGTAGCGCTTCAGCGCCATTTCCTGCTGTATGCGCTGCGTTTCAAGCTGCGCCTCCTGCTGCATCTTCTCGCGCTGGAGCTGGGCGTCGAGCTGGGCTTTCTGCGTGTCAGCCTGCGCCTTGATCTTGACCTTCTCCATTTCCGGATCGGGCTTGTTCGCCTGCGCCTTCTGCAGTTGGTCGATCTGCTCGGGCGTCGGCTTGGTGAAATAGAGGTCGGGCGTGCGAAGGCCGGCGGCCTCGACACCGCGCGATACCGAATTCCAGATGTTCTCCGCCGACACATAGGGGTTGTTGACCGGCCCGTAAGCCGCGAGCAGCTTCTCCTGCTGCTGGCCAACCACCTGCATCATCATCATGTCGCGTTCACGCGTGCCGGCGCCGAGCCCGGTGTTCACGGTGACGTCCATGTCCGCATTCCACTGGCGAGGATCGAACGTCACCCACTGGTTTCTGAGCCTCACTGTGCGCGGTTTGTCCTGATGCTTGATCACCAGCCGCAGGAGGCCTTGAAACACGCGCTTGAGGCCCTGCGCGAACGTGCGGACCATCAATTCCGTCTGGCCTACGCCTGCCGCCTCTATCATCGCCGAGGCCTTGGCCGTCATGTTCTGCAATGCATCCGGGGCCATGCCGCTGGAAGCGTCGGAAATGCCGGTGCGGTCCGTTGCCTCCTGGTCGAGATAGGAGAGCATGCCGAACGACTGCTCGGCGACGAATGGCACGGTGTTGTAGCCGACCGCCCCGCGGACATCGATGCCCTGATTGACCCGGATCGGCTGCCCGAACTTCGGGTTGAGCACCGCTTCCGGGTTGGCAATCGTGCCTTCCTGGACGATGGGCTGCTGATTGTTCTGCCAATAGAGGTTGTCGAGCGTCTGGCGCATGAGCACGGTCTTCACCCGCTGTATCTCCGCCATGTCGTCGGTAACCGAATTGCCCTCGCGCTGATGCGGCCGCCGTTCCGTGATCAGGTCGGCGAACGGGACTTCATCCCACTCCTCATCGTCGAGGAGATTGACCTCCGCCAGGCCGCCGGCAAAGACCATGCGGCGCAGCTCGGCAATGCCGTCGTCATCCGCATCGATCTTCACATAGAGCTCGTAATAGTCGACCTCCTGCAGCGCCTTCATGATGGAGTCGTTCTCATCGAAGGCATCACGACGGCGGGTGAACTCCTCCTCTTCCTCGTCGATGTCAGAGCCGGAAGCGGCGAAGCTGTAGACCTTATCCCGGTCATAGCCCATCGCGACCAGATCGGAGCGCCGCAGCCGGGTCTTGAGGCCGGTGATCGGGCTATCCTCGATCGAGATGGCGTCGGGGTGGATCAGGAACTCTTCGAGCGGGACGGCGGCGAGCTTCGTGCAGCCATATTCCGTGGTGCGCCTGATCTTGACATTGAAGAGCGCGACCGGCTGCGGCCCTTCCGGCGTGTCGATCTGCTCCTCGTATTGCTCCTGCTCCAGCACCTGCACGTCATCATCGGCGACGAGTTGCACCAGCGCCTGTTCGTCGAGGCCGGTATGCTTCGACACCTGGACCCTGCGCTTCTTGTCGTACCACCAGCGAATGACGCCGTTGCGCAGCTTCAGCGCGTCGTGCGCGGCGTCCTGGACGGCGTCGTATCCGTCACTCTCGGGGAAGACGACAAAGTTGACGTAATCCGTTGCCTGCTCGGCCGCGGCCTCGTCGCCTTCATTGACTGGCTCGTATTCGACAACCTTGTCGTTGCCGAGGATCGTCCGGATCAGCGACGGCAGCACCTTCTTGATCGCGGAGCGGACATCCCGCGAGACCACCTTCGATCGGTTCGGATCGGCCGGCGTGTCCTTCATGGTCCCGTCGTAATACTCCATCGCCTTGATGCGGTCGACAGACAGCTCGTCGCGATAGTTCTCGCAATCCTTGACGAGCTGCGAGACTTGGGCCGCAACCTGATCTTTCGACATCGCAGCCATCAAACAACCTTCCGTTCAGCAAATTTGTCCCAGCCCCTGGCCGAAGACGGTTCTTTGTAGGCAATGCACATCAGACCGAAGGCATCGGCGCCATGCGATGACCAGTCGTGATTGGGGCCAAGCCCGATCCCGCGTTCCGCATCGCGTTTCTCATGATACCAGCCGAGCGCATCACGCCCCGCCTGCGTCGTCTCATCGTTGAACCACATAGCCGGGAAGAGACGCCGGCCTGCCTCGATGCGTTGGGAAGCGGCGCCCGCTCCTTGGTTCGGTATGACGGTGACGGCGTAGCCGGCCTGCCTCAATGCAGTTTCCCACGATGCATCGGCAATCGGATTGACCGGAGCACCATCGTGAGGAAGCCACATGCTCGCTTTGTCTGGCGTGTAGCCCTTGGCACGGCACCAGTTGAGATGCGCAGCCAGCGGCTGTCCTTGCGCCTCGTAATAATCAAGAACGCGTATCTCCTTGCCGATGAATTGAGCAACCCAGATTGCCGTTGCGTCCGACTTCGCGCCGCGCCCGCCCAAGTCCCAGAAGAGGCGCAGCGTCATGAGCGGGTCTGCAGCTACACGACCGATGCGGCCTTCAGCCTTCGCGGCGCTGAGGCACTTCGCATAATAGGCGCCTTCGACAACACTCACGTAGGAACCCTCCCAAACGTGCTCGTAGTCATCGGGCGTCATACGGAGGCAGTCGGCGCGCTCTTGCTCGAGCTCTGCCGTGAACCACGGATTGTCACGCCAATTGGCATTGACGACGATGGCCCCGGTTGGCTTTTCCGGGCCACGAAGCATGACGTCGACAGGGTCAGTCTTTCGGCGGGCATTCCAGCTCCACCACATCTGGGCCCCTGGCGCGCGCATCGTCGGCCGCAACAGCTTTATGGAGTTCGCCGTGGCCGTCTGTGCCTCTTCCCACCAAGCCCGCTTGAAGCCTTCCAGCGACTTGACCGACTCTGCCGTATAATCCTGCATGCCCTTGAAGAGAAGCAGCCCATCTCCCGGCGTCTCGATCACGTCCTTGAAGATACGGAAGCCGGCGGCCTCGCCCAACCGGAATTCGGCCAGCTTCTTTTCGATCAGCGCCTTAGATGACTGCTGCAGATCCTTCTGCACTTCACGAATGCAGATGCCGCGGAGCCCTTCGCCGCTTGTCCCCGGCTCTGCCAAGCAATCCTCAATCAGTAGCCCGGCGAAGAAATGCGACTTGCCAGAGCCTCGGCCGCCCCAAGCGCCTTTGTCGCGTGCCGGCTCCAGCAGCGGGGCGAAGACCTCAGCAGTTGGTATCTGAAGGACGGACAATGCGGCGCTCGATCGTGTGGACGATTTCAATCGGGTTGTCGGTTATGCCGCCGATCTGGTGGCGCACGACCGCATGCGAGCCCTGCATCTTGTTCGCCTCGGCAATGGCGGCGATGGCGGAGCGGGGGTCCTTACGGATGTTCCCTTTTGCGATGATGGCGAGCATTCGAAGGCGATCAGCAGAGCGCCATTCGGCCTTTTCGGCAATGCGCGTCTTGATCTCATCGACGCGTGTTGAAATGTGTTGCTTCCGTGCAAGCGCAGCAGCGTTGTGCCGATTTGGCTTGAACCCGGCATTTGCATACGCTTCGTCAGCTGTTTTGCCCGCAGCCAGCCCCTGCGCGAAGGTCTCGTGCTTGGCGTTCTTCAGGACTGGCATCGCGTCACCTTGGAATTATTTTTCATCTCACCGCTGGCGACTTCGCATTCCGCGATATGAATTTTCTACTTCTCCCGCACTTTCAGCCTGACGGTCTGGTCATATGTCCTGCCGCCGGCTGTCACCACGCGGTTGACCAGGGCGTAATTCGTCCCGTCTGTACCCGCGGAGAGCCATATCGTGGCTTCTGTGTTGCCGTGGCTGTCGCTGTCGATCACCAGACCGGAGCCCTCGTCTACCGTCCATGTGGAGCTCGTGATCGTATCGGACGCGCCGAGGAGTGCGGACCAGTCCAGGCTGTAATCCTTGACCTCGTTGGGGTCTTTGATGGCAGGCCACGTCAGCGCCATGTCGAATCCTCTTTCATGCCGCCGCGCGCCGGGTTTCGGCTCTGGCTGATGCAGTCCTGACTTCTGCCTTCACGGAAGCCGTGCGCGTCTTTGCGACGACGGCCGCTGTTCTGTTCTCTGCCGGAACAGCGGCGCTTCTCTCATGCGGGCTCGATACCAGGATCGGGACGGCGCGAGCCGTGATGATGTCCCCAGCCTCTGCGATGGCGGCCACGCCCTTGACCAGCGGACCTGCAGCGGTCGCGAGGGTATCGCCTGCCTCCGCAATGCTGGCGCTTGCCTTGAGAGCGAGAGCGTTCGCGCTTGCGAGCGTGTCGCCCGCTTCGGTGATGTCGGCTGATCCGGCGCGCGAGGCCAAAACGATGGTCGCCGCCGCGGAAAGGCTATCGGCCTCCTCAGTTATTGAGGCGGCGCCCTGTGTCGCGACCTTGCCAGCGATCGAGAGCGTATCGCCGCTTTCGCTCAGGGAGGCCGCAGCAGCGAGGTTTACCCTTGACGAGGCCGAGACACTGTCCGACCCCTCAGCCGCAGCCAGCGAGGCGCGTAGGGCAATTGCCGCTGTAGCGGCGGCGGTGTCTGCCTCTTCCGTTACCGAGAGCGCTCCGGCTATGCCAGGGACGACGGCCCCGGTAGCCGTCAGCGCGTCGTTTTCCTCAGAGAGAGTCGCAGCCCCAGCGATGCGGAGCGCCGCAGACCCGGCGACGGTGTCACCCGCTTCCGTGATCGAGGCAGATCCGGATATCGCGCCGGCCGCCGCTTCCTTTATCTCCAGCCCGAAGCCTATGGAGTCCGTGGCCGCGGAGACCCACGAAAGCGACGTGCTTGCCGAACTGTCGTTGTAGCTCGGGACGAGACGCAGGTTGGTTGCGGCTTCGCTATCGAACAGCTCGGTAAATCCGGCCGGCGAGGTCCACGCTGCACCAGCATTGCCGATGCCGAAGGCCATGACACGAGAACCGGCAGAATATGCGCTCATCGTGACGGACGGGTCACCCGCCGCGTTCGTGCCCGCTTGATAGTTGGAGAAGTCCGTACCGGCTCCCGTCAATTCTATGATGCCGGCCGCCGCCTGTGTGCCGCCCGTCGTGTTTACGGTCACTGTCATTGCCGATGGGCTGGCACTGACGGCCTGATAGAACAGCCGTCCGGTGACGTTGCCGGCGTCGGTGCCCGTACCGATCGGCGTCCACGTGCCGCCCAGGCTGTCCGATATCGTCGGGATAGTGGCCGAGGAACCGCGCCCCGCGCAAAAGGCGACCAGCAGCGCATTCGCAGTCGGCGTAAAGCTGGCCGTGGTGACCGATGTAGCCGTTGCGCCTACCTGCGGAGTGGCAAGCGCTGGGGTTCCTACGGGCATAGCCTACCCCCGAGGGCCGGTTTAGGCGTTGCCGGCCGTGAGCGTGAACCCGGTGACCGTGAAGGCCTGCCCGCTGGCAAAGCTGGTGTTGTCGACCGTCATGTCGCCGCCGCCGCCGGTCGCCGTCACCGTGCCCTGAGCATGGCAAGTGGTGCCGTCCGAGGCATAGAGGCGGAAATGGGCAGCCGTCCCGGCTGCGTCGGCGCTGGTGTCTTCCCATGTACCAGCCTTGGCTTTCGTGCCGCCAGAGGCTGCCGCCATCCAATCGGCCGGTAGGTTGCAGGTCGCAAGCACAGTGCCGCTGTCGGCCGTCGCGCAGTTGATCGGCGGGGCGCCGGTGCGGATCTTCAGGACGGCCGAGGCGCCGATTGCCGTCTCGACCGCATCAAGCTTGGCATTGCGAACAGCTACCGAATACTGCAGAGCCATCTTCTATCCCCTTTGGGTTGGTGTCCCGACTTGCCCACTTAGCGCCGAATGATGAGGGTGGCGTCCCCGGAGCGGCGGCGCGGCTTCTACAGCCACGAGTGCAGGCCTTGTTCCTCGCGTCGGTTGTCGAAGGGAGGAGTCTCCGCTCCTGCGCAAACTATTTTCCGGCGCCGCCTTCTAGCTTAAAGAACAGCACCCACTGGTACGTGCTGCGCTCGATTACCTGGTGGAGCTCATATCCTTCTGCTGCCTTCTCGTTGATGAGGGCTTGCATGCCGGGGAGGCCGAGAGGGCCGGAGTCGTAGGGGAGGACGAGGTAGGGCATTAGCATGTCGAGACAACCGGGTTCTGCCACCACGCGGCATCGAGGGATGTATTCGGTCGCCAATCCCATACGGTCTGCGGCACTTCCATGCTCGGCGCCCAAGGGATGAGCGGCTGGGGGCGCCCAATCGAGCGATCAGGCCAATGCTTCGGAGGCTTTGGTGTCACCTTACCGATACGGCAACGGCGAATGTTCTCGTTGTACCATTCGTTTAGAGATTGCTCGCTTTTCTCGTCGCGGACGGGCATGTTCACGCTCATCTCCTCAATGCAAAAACCCGCCCCTGCGAACAGAGACGGGCTGTGGATGGAGCCGGCAGCAGGACTTGAACCCGCGGGCCTTCGGTTTACAAAACCACTGCTCTACCAACTGAGCTATGCCGGCGGAATGGTTGTTTCCTCTACGCCGCCCTCTTCTCGCGCTGGCGGCGGCGTTCGTTCTCCGGAACGAGTCTGCGACCTCAGTCGCCTCCCAGGTCGTTTATCAGCACCAATCGGTACACTTGAAGTGCCGCCGCCAATATGAGGAGAAACGAATACACCAGCAGGAAATGGCCGAAGAAGGAGCCTATCGTCCTTACAGCCTCGAACACGTCCATCGATCTCGAGTAATAAATCTTCAGAAATGTCGCAGCGTCGTACGCCCAACTCCCATCGAACAAAAAACCCCACGCGAGAGCTGATACCTGCACGAAGATGAAGTGAAAGAAGTTCGAATTTATGTCCGCGAGATAGGATACACCACGTCCGTTCTTTACCTCTCTCAGCGCGCGCTTAAGGCGGCCGGTAAGAAGGCTTACGAGGATGGCGTATGTTCCGAGGCTGAAACCCAGCAGACTCGGGATAAGTTCTTGGCTGACCTCAAGCCAATTCGGCTCCAGCCAGTTCCTGTAGCTGACTGTAGAGATGGCCAGTGCGATCCAGAGGAGGGGTGAGCTGAGTAGCTCACTCCACCCCCCATAATTGCGGAAGTACTCGGAAATGCTGTTCCGGAATCCCTCAAATTGAATTTTGATCGACACTAATCTTCAGTTCCCTGTGCCACTAGCCGTCGGAATGCTTGATGCTCTGTTGTATCATCGGGATCATATCTGTCTTGCAGGACCAGCGGAAAATCCTCGGTTGAACGCTTGACTCGGCCAGTCCCATCACGCCCAATTGCTTCAACATTCCCGTTCTCGAGTGCGGCCGCACTCAACTTCCGCATGTCTTGATCCGGAACAAGCGAGTCTCCGGGTTCTGCGACATATGAAACCGTGAGCTTCCTCGCGTGGATGGCAGCCAAGTGCCCTTCGATTTCATCGACGAAATTCGCCGACAAAATGTCGGCGTTCGGCTTCATAATCGTAATTGTGATGCGGTCTAGCCGATCCAACGAGAACAAAGACTCGAGACCGGCTTGGCTCTGGACCAGAGTTATTTTCGCAAGCGTGTACTTGTGAGTTATGTCTAAGTGTTCAGAAAGAGTCTTGAATAGCGTCAATGCCTGCTGCGGTGTAAGCACTTTTCCCTTGGAGTAGTTCTGAACGAATAACCTGTGCCTCTTTATGTCGAAGTGGAAAAAGAAGCTGGCCGCGTTCGGGTGTAGATTCCGGGGTATCCGGACCTCAGAAACCTGGTCGTCGCTTGCCTCGGCCAAGCTTTCAGCATCGAACCACTCACCATCAATCTCGACTACAGTGAAGGTCGTTATCGTGCCCGTCACGGTACCTTCGCTGGCGCGACTGCGATCGATGAGCGAAATCATCCCGTGGCGATCACCGTGCAGCCTCACGATCTGCTTTAGGTCGAACAGATCCTCAATGAATTGCCTGTAAAGCTCGTCCGTATGAGGATGAAGTCTGATGTTCAGAATTACTGAGGATACCTTTACTTTACGCGCCATGAATGCCTGCTAATCCCATCGATCCCCGCCACAAGTGCGAGAGTATCACCGCCCCACAACTAGAACGATCTAGCTGGTGATTCGATCTGGGTGCAATAGGCCTGCCGGAATATATTTGCGCGGCTCGACTACTTGGTTAACCGCCGGCTCGCCATCGATCGACCAACAAAAAGCCTGCCTCAGGCGACGGTCGCTTAGATTTGTTCGTGGAGCCTGGTTCTACGTCCGCCTCAAGTCGGGCTTTCCATCAGGGGCCATCCACGCGTGCAAACCCGATGTTATTGATTTGCCCCCGTGTTCTGGCTCGATTTGGGCCACGAGTAAATGGGCTTGATCATGCAAGAAAGATGCGCTCTTGGCGGCTTCTGCGGCAATTTCTTGCAAGGATTGAACAATCCACCGCTGAACCGTTCGTTTAACCCACGCTCTTTTCGCAGGATTCCGGCGGTTGCGATTGCTCAAATAGCGCTCCCACTGCCAGCCGCGGGCCTTCACCTCCGCATAAGCCAGCAGCACTTTGCGGCGATCCTCATTCGAGATGTGCGCGATCACCCATTCGAAGGTCTCTTCCATTTCCGTGATGCGCTCCCGCGTGCAGCGAGCTCGGCGTTCGGTCTCTAGCCGCTTGGCTCTCTTCCTTTCGTTCCAGCGCTTGCCGCCGGTCTCGGTTAGGTCTTCACGCTCGAGCACATAAAGCTCCTGCTCGGTATGGAGATACTCCGGCATCGACGATCCGAACGCCTTCGGCCCTACCCTCATCGGCAAGGCGATGTCGGTTTCCATTGCTTGGATAAGTCGCTCGAGCACGATGGCTTCGCGTTCGCTGATCTTCATGCAGCTTTGTCCTCGTCGATGATGGCTTGCGCCAGAAGGATGGAGATGGCCGTGGCGGTTTTCGCCATGCGCCCGCTTTCGCCCATAATGAGTCGCTGAGCGCGCTGGCGGATGTCGGCCAGATCGACACGTCGAAACGCCTCGATCGCAGCGGAAGGCGTTCCCTGGGCGAAATGCGCGCCGATAAAGCACCATGTCGCCCAGACGGTGACATCGTCGAAGCAGGTCGGATTGGATGACTGGATGCAGCGCACCACCAGACCCGCCCGATCGATATCTTTGCGCATCAGCCGCTTGAGATAGCGGCCGCCATAGACGGTGTTCGCCGGCCGCGGCGTGCGGCTTTCGTGATACGGCCTGACCCTCAAGCCGTATCCCTCGCAGAAGCGATGAAGGTTGATGCCGTTCTCTGCTCGGTTCAAACTTCACCTCGCCGAGCCTTTTCAGCGAGGTACTCGGCCGGATCGATGCGGCGGACCTCTGAGGCGGCGCCGAATGTACCGAGCTTTGCGTCGCGATACGCACGAACACCGGCCGGGTCAAACTTCGCCGCGGCGACGTTGCGAATCCAGGTAGGCGCTTTCGCAGCGTTCTCCTTCATCCGGTGTTCTTGTTTCTCCTGCAGCCTCTTTTCCTTGCGCCGCGCGCGCTTGGACTTCCTCTCCGGCTTGCCCCAGAGAACCTTTTTGGAGCTGCGCGGCTTGTCTGGTCGGTTCGCGCTGTCATTGTCCCGGCGGTCCAATGCCTTCCAGGCCGCAGCGTTGGTGTCGAAAGGACCTTCGATGAGTTTGCCGCTCAGATCGGTGATTTCGAATTGGCCGACGTCGTTTCGCGTGACATTCAGCACCTGCGTCATTTCATCAACTCCCTTACGCGGCGGCGGAGCTTCCAGCGGGTTATGAAGATTCGAAACAGGATCATGCGCGCCGCTCCCACCACTCGATGGCCGCGCCGTCTTGCTGGTATTTTCGTGCTGCGCGCATTGCTGCGGCCTTGGTGTGGATGCGCTCGAACTCGGCCCAGGCCTTCGACAGCTTTTGCTCGAAGATCCACATGTAAGGCTCGGCGCGTGAACTCGTGGCGTCCTTATCAAAGACCTGGATCACGCGGATTGAGGCTTTCTCGACTGGTTTCCTTCCGCCCCTGCGTGTCTCGACAACGGTGCAACGTCGCGCGCCACCAGCGAGCAGCTTCTTTTCCATCCGGCGGATCTGGGCTTCGGTGAGATCAATGTCTGTCATGCTGCACCTTGAGGGTTGCCATTGCCCTTGGCCGGCGCCTCGTAAGCGCGCCTAACCAACTCGTTCTGGACGGCCTTTTGAAACTCATGAATTTGCTGGCGGACTTCCGCCTCGTCGCAGCCGGAGCGCCCCAGATGATCGACAAGCAACCGGATCTGATGACGCCAGTAACCGTCTGCATCGCGGCCGTGCTTGCTTTCGAGGACTTCGGCACACCTCCGGATTTTCCCAACTCGGTTGATGAGCGGGAAAGCGATAATTTTGCAGGGAGGATCCCATCTGAAGAGTGGGAGTTCAGGAACGTGCTCACGCATGGTGACCTCCGTAAAGGCGCCCTGATATGGCTAGATAATACTGTGTGACGAGGTCATACGATAAAGCGGGGAAAACAGGGCTCATCGTGTGCTCCCAGCATACACTTTGGCATTTATGGTGTGCTCTCGTCCCACCATGCCGTGACTGATGGTGTGCTCTCGTCCCACCATTGGTATGCCCACGTCACACCGCGCTTTTTTCTGAGGTTCCGGCGTCCAGCGCATGAAACTCTTTTCAGCAATGCTGGAGCGTAGCGGTACGTCTACCGGATATTCGGTTAGGATCCAGCGCGTGGAGCGGCCGCCGGGGCCGCCTCCTTGCTTCCAATGGAACGTGCCAATCTGAGCGGCGCGGATGAAACCCTTCTCAATCAAACCTCTGAAAGCTGCCTTTATCGGCTTGTCGCTGCAGTTGAGAGCGGCTTGGGCTTCTCGGTGTGAAAGCGGGATTTCGCCGTTGTTCGTCCCGTTGTAGCGCTGCTTCAACTCGAAATACAGGCTTCGCTCGTACACGTTGGTCGCTCTCCATGCTTCCGACTGGAGAAACCAGACGTGCATCTGGAAGAAGCGATCGCCGTTGGCTATGCGGTTTTTCTGCCTTTTTCTCGTCATCCGAAAGCCTTTCCATTCGTGCGGAATGTATTGGCTAACGTGCACGCCTTCGCAGCCTGGGAGGGCATGATGCCGAATTTGTCGCTCAAGAGTCGGATAACGTGCGGCGGGGCCTCTCGCTGCTCTGCGAGCCACTGGGCAGCCTGCTCGACCTGGGCGGAATGTTCACGCTCGGGAGGGGTTAGATCCTGGATCTTCGCTTCTATGCGCTGGCGTGCCTGCAGGATTTCCGGGCTCATTGCATCTCCTCCCGGACCTCATCAAGGCGGTCACGGACGTCAAGGAGCTTGTCCTCAATCTCGCTGGCGACGGCCTGGAGCGCATTGGTAGCTTCAGCGTTCATGAGTCCGCCGGCTGCCATGTAAAGCGCTTCGTTGAGGTAGCGGACGGTGGCGAGGATATCCGCAACGTCCATTATTTTCCGGGCGGAGGGAGACGGAGAGGTCATCACAGCACCTTCCCTTCACAAGCAGACAGATAAGCCTTCTTCAAAGACTTTGCCCTGTTCTCGACATCGGCCACCGCGAACTCAAGGTTCTCGCGTCGGCTGCGAGAGAGGCGGTAAACCAGCATGCCCGATGAGTCCGTCGCGTCGGGCTGGTCGAATGCAAGGAGGATCAGGTCGGCGGCGATAGTGCTCATGTTCACCAGATCGCACACTGTCTCTTCAAGGTCGCGCATTGCATCGGCAACCGTTGCATCGTTACGCGCTGGCGCTTTGGCTTGCATGGTGATATTCGTGTGCATGTTCATTTTTTCAGTCCTTTTGGATGGGGATGGGATTGAACCGTGGCTCGGCAGTGTTGGCGCACTGGCCGGGCCTTTCTTTTGAGGGCCGATCATGCGGCGCTCCTGAGAGCTGACTTGATAAGACTGGCGAGCTTAGTCAGACCCTTGGCCGTGATCCGGACCTGTTCGGTCACCTTCTCCGAGCCGTCGGCACGAAGCACAGTCGTTACCTTGTGTTCGAGGAGGCCGGCGGTGGTCTTGGACTGGTAGCCGAGATCATATGCGGCACCCGGGCGCCGATAGATCCAGCCGTTCTGCCGAAGCCACTGAAAGAGATCTTTTGGCCGCATCTGAAGCGCCTTTGCGGCCTCAGTAATGCAAAGCGAACCGTCTGCCGTGGATATGCGCATGAGCGCTTCTTGGGCCGGACGAAGTTCGCTCACTTGCGCTTCGAGCGCGATCACCTTCTCCACGTTCTGCAAAAGGATCGATCGGAGTGTGGCAGGGTCGTTAAGCGCGGCAGCAGGATTTGCGAGAATCCCTTCCAGTTCGCGCAAGCGAGCGAGTACCTTGCGACGGAGCGGAGCGCTGTAACCGAGAAGGAGCGTTTCCGTCAGTTCTCGATCAAGACGGAACTCTGTCTGCTCGCGGTTCATGGTGTCGAGATAGATGTGCGCAAACCTGCTCACATCTTCTCCGAGGTCGAGCATCAGCTTTTCGATGTCTCGTTTAACGTCGGGGTGACGCTTTCCCGTCAGCTCCGCGATCTCACGGCTGGACATCGTAATCGGTACGATAGAAAGGGCCCTCATGCTGCGATCCCCTTAAAGAAAGCGATCAGCTTGCTTCGTTCGACTACCCAGCGGCCTCCGACCTTTTTTGCAGGTATCTCGCCGTTATCCAGCATGTAAAAGGTCGCTCTAGGCGATCTTCCAATCAGCTTTGCGATCTCAGTAGCTCCCCAAATCAATTCCAAGTTCTCTTTTGGTTCTTCATTCAATGTCATTGCACGATAATCCTTTGCACTAGGTTTGCAATACGTTAAGGATACGCATTAACCAAACGCGGTCAAGCACTATTTGCACTCGTTCATCATTACGTGTATGGACGGGGAATGAATGGGAGTTTTTGCGATGGCACGTGAGCCAAAGGCCGGAAAAAGCGAGACGTTGACCATCCGTCTCGATCCAAAGACGAGGTTCATCTTGGAGTACCTGTCGAGATTGAAAGGCCAGACGATTACGACGGTCGTTGAGAGGGCAATTGTAGCCGCTGCATCGCAGGAGTATGTACCCGACCCCAAGCACCCGGACCCAGATGGATGGCAGTACTTCTGGGATGTTAGCGATGGGGTTAGGGCTCTGAGGATGGCGGAACGGAGTGAGTTCTTCCCGACATATGAGGAGGAAAAGAGACTACAATTCTGTCGAGAACACTGGCCATTCTTCTGGTCCAGCAAGGAACGCAATTCGTTCCTGAACTACTATGTAGATGTCTTATGGCCTAACATCGACACGTTTGTGCAGATTCATGAAGATCAGAAGGCGAACGACTATTTCGCAGCTGGCAAAGCCATGCGAACAGCACTCACCAACGCCAAGCTTCGGGCGCCGGACTGGCCTATCAAGGACCAGAAGGAGGATAAGAGTAAAATCCGGTCAGGTGGAGAATTTTCGCGCGATCTTGATGACGACATTCCCTTCTGAGGAAAAATCCCATGTCAGTCCGCAAGCGCGAATGGACCACTCCAAAGGGCGAGAAGAAATCCGCCTGGGTTGTCGACTACTTCGATATGGCAGGAAAGCGCCGCCTAAAAACCTTTACGAAGAAGAAGGACGCCGACGCGTTCGCAGCAACCGCGAAGGTCGAGGTTCGTGAAGGCGTGCATGTTGCCGACAGCGCCAGCGCCACCATCGAGGAAGCCGGCAAGTTGTGGATCGCAAGCGCACGCGCTGCAGGCCTCGAACGCGCAACAATCGAGGACTATGAGCGCCACCTTCGAATGCACATCGTTCCCTACCTCGGAGCATCGAAGCTGCCTAACCTGTCCATTGCGAAGATAAGGGCTTTTGAAGACCAGTTACGCGAAGCCGGCCGATCGGCAGCCATGATCAAGAAGGTTTTGGTGAGCCTGGGCTCGCTGCTTGCAGATGCCCAGGAGCGTGGGCTCGTTGCCCGAAACGTGGTGCGCGACATGAAGGGTCGCCGCGGCAACGGCGAGAAGCGCCAAGAAAAGCGCCAAAAGGGTCGCCTGAAGGTCGGAGTTGACATCCCGACCCGGGAAGAGGTGAAGGCCCTCGTGGGCAGTCTGACGGGACGCTGGCGGCCGTTAATACTTACGGCGACCTTCTGCGGACTCCGTGCTTCGGAACTCCGCGGGCTGCGTTGGCAGGATGTGGATCTGGAAAAGCGAGAAGTCCGTGTGCATCAGCGAGCCGATCGATTCAACGATATCGGAAGACCCAAGTCGATCTCAGGAGAGCGTACAGTCCCAGCGCCTCCAATGGTCATTAACGCGCTGCGTGAGTGGAAGCTGTCCTGCCCAAAGAGAGACAGCGGCAAGACCGAGGCCGGCGGCGAAAAGATCATGGTCCATGATCTCGTTTTTCCGAATGGCACAGGGAAGGTCGAGCAGCTGAACAATATTCTTCGGCGCGGTCTGCACCCGGCCTGGATCGCAGCAGGTGTTGCCGTCGATAGCGGAGAGGTGGACGAGGACGGTAAGCCGGTGCCCGCTCCGAAGTACACGGGCATGCACGCGCTACGGCACTTCTACGCCTCCTGGTGCATCAACCGGCGCAAGGACGGTGGCTTGGAGCTACCGCCGAAGGTCGTGCAGGAGAGGCTAGGCCACAGCTCCATCATGATGACCATGGACGTGTATGGCCACCTCTTTCCGCGGAGCGATGACGGTGACGAAATGGCCGAAGCTGAGCGCGCGTTTCTCGCCTGA